CCATCAGCCTCATCAAATACTGGAAAATGGGCATATGTAAGCGGTACAGGATCAATGTATTATTCTCATAATAATGCCTGGGTAAAAATAATAAACTATACACAAGAACAAATTCAAGATGAAGTAGCATCAATGTTTAATACTGCCTCACATACTGGAGTTAATTTAACCTATAATGATGGAAATGGATCTATAAGTATTGAAAATACTGGAGTGTTAAATATAACATCTCAAGCAAATCAGGTGGGAGTAGATTTATTAAATGGTGCAGCATACTTATATCTAGCCTCTAATTTAATAACGCCAGGACCCATGACGGTATCTGGTTCTGCGACTATTAATGGAGACTTAACCGTAAATGGATCTTTATATACTATAGGAAATAATGTTAATTTAAATACTGTTAACTTACTAGTTGCTGATAATATTATTACACTAAACTCTACAGCAAGTGCTACTCCTGTGCTAGATGCTGGAATAGAGGTAGAAAGAGGAACTTCAAACAACGTTTCTATTAAATGGAACGAGACATCTGATAAATGGCAATTTACAAATAATGGAACTACATATGAAGATCTGGGTGCTAGTTCTGCATCCGTAAATCAAAAAGCAAGTAATTTTTATGATGTTGTTAGAGACTATGGAGTTTCTGCTGGAGAGGGAGATTCTGCAACTAAAATTCAAAATGCATTATATGCTGCAAGAGATGCAGGGGGTGGAACTGTATATATTCCTACTGGTACTTACAACCTAGGAAGTAGATTAGAAATTTATACAGGAACTACTTTGTTGCTATCTCAAAAAGCAGTAATGTTTAGACAACATACATCTAATATGATTATCAATGGTGCTGGTGGAGCAAGTTATAGTGGATATGCTGGACAAACTGATATTAAAATTATTGGTGGGATATGGGAATGCAGAGGTCAAGCATATCCATCAACTCCAGCAATGGGTATAAGTATTGGCCATGGTGCTAATATTATTATTCAAGACGCTACTATTAGCAACGTTGGTGGATACCATGCTATTGAAGTTAACTCAAGTAAAAATGTAAGAATATCAAATTGTAGATTTGTTGGTTATAAAGATACTGGAAGTAGAGCATATTCAGAAGCAGTACAAATAGATTTAGCAAAAAGTTCTGGAGTATTTGGTGCTTTTGGTTCTTACGATAATACTCCTTGTACAGATGTTGTAGTGGAAAATTGTTACTTTGGACCTTCAGGAACTGCTGGAACAACTTCTTGGCCAACAGGAATAGGATCTCATTCATACACATCGGGAGTTAAACATACAAATGTAAAGATGGTTGGAAATACTTTTGACTCAATGACAGAATATGCTATAAGACTAGACGTTGCATATGACGATACTGTTATTGCTAACAACATTATTAAAAATTGTTATGCTGGAATAGGTGCTGGGTTTGATCAGGCTGATAGAATTACAAGTGGTCAACAATGCAAAAACTTAATTATTACTGGAAATCAAATTGAAGGTGTAAATTCTACCTCTGGACACAGTGGAGTATACGTAGTAAACTATGACGGAGTCACAGTAAACAATAATCATATTAAAAATTTTGGGGTAAATGGAATAGCCTTTACAACATTAATAGATGCAATTGTAAATGGTAATAGATTAGAAAATATAGGAAATCATGGCATTAGCATAAAAACTAGTAGTTCAGCATTAATGGTATCTAATAATGTTATCAAAGATGTTTCACAAAATACTAATAATACTTATAGTTATATAATATATGAAGGTAATTGTTCTAACTGTTCTACTAATTCAAATAGAGGTTTTAAAGAAAATTCAAATGTTGCTCTTAATGGAGTAAGAATTGAAAATGGAACAGGAATGCGTGGATTTGGAAATTTCTTTGGTGTTTCTGCTACAAACGCTTATTCAGATAATTCAACTTCTGGAAGTCAAAGTACTACAAATGGATAGGGGGTAAAAAATGGCAAGAAGTCTAAGAGAACTTACAGGTTCAACTGGAAGCGTTGAGTCTAAATTTGATTCCCTTGTTCCTGATTTAAGTGACACAGCAGATGTTACTGAGGCATTTCGTGCCTATCATTTTGGTGTATCAAACTGGACATCATCTTCTGGATCTCCATTAGGAGTTGTTGGTGCTTTTCAGGGACATGAAACTAGGTTAGACAGTATAGAATCAACTTTAACCACTTTACCAAATACTGCAAATCTATTAACTAAAACTGGATCAAATGTCATGCTTCCATCTTCTGCTTCGGTTATTCCAATTAGCATAACTGCTGCTGCAAGTCAGAGTGCAAATTTAATAGAATTTAAAAATTCAAGTTCAACAACAATATCATTAATAGATTTTGCTGGAAGATTTTCTGGTCAGGCTACTGACATTGTAATTCAAGGATCTCAAGCACTAACTTCAAGAGTAAGAAATATAACAGTATCAGCATCCTCACCTGTATCTGGTGATGGCAATAATGGTGATATCTGGGTTAAATTCTAGGAGATTATAGTGCCAATAAATGCTAAAGTTAACGGCTCTTGGGCTAATGGAACTCCATTTGTAAAAACATCAAACACTTGGTCTACCGCAAAACAGGTATTTGCAAAAGTTAATGGCACTTGGCAAACTGTATATACATCATCTATATCTGATAATTTTAATAGAGCAGACAGTGCAAGTTTAGGAAATGTTCCAAACACAGATGTTGCTTGGACTCAAACTGACGGTAGTTGGTCAATACTAAGTAATAAAGTCTTTACATCAACATCTGCATCTACTTATCCAATGATAGATGTTGAATTTAATACTCAAAATGTTTTAGTTGGAGCAAATATAAATGCAACAGGAACATCTCAATCATCTGGAAAATATGGTGCTGGCATAGCATTTTGGATTATTGATGCAACAAATTGGTGGGCAGCACATACCGATGCTGTACTAACTGGAACTACAGCATTTACTTGTGCATCTACTTTTAATGGTAAGCCGTTACAAAGTGGACAAGGAACAGCAACTTGTGTTTATGATTTTGCCGCTACACCAAATACAGTATCTACTTGCAGCGGAAACACGACATCTATTGCTGGATTGGCTAATGCTGGAACAGGTAGTTGTACTGGAACTGGAGTTGCTGGACCTGGTTGTTGGACTGGAAATACAGTTGGACAATACAATACAAGTCATGGTCCATGTACAACAATAGTTAAACCAGGAACAAGTATTAGTAGATGCCCATCTGGAACAACACATTATGATGGATATGGAAACTGTTATAATAATGTATCTAGTGCGGGATACAATACAAGCACATCATATTCTTGTCCAGTTGGAACACTTAGTGGAACAACTTGTTTATTAAGTAATTCTGCTTCGGTAACAACTACATATTCATATTCTCATAAAGTAAAATTAATTAATTCAATTGCTGGAAGTGTGGCAGTAATAAATACATATACAGTAAATGATAATACTTGGATACCCGCAAATATTTCTGTTTCTACTTCTAATAACACGATAACTCTAAGAGCGTATGCAAATGACGACAATACAGGAAGTTCTTGGATTCAAGCATATACCGCTACAGGCCCTAATAAGGGCACTAGACACGGCTTAGTGCTTGGACCTAAGTCAGACGCTACCGTTACTCAGGCTACCTCACTTGACAACTTTACCCTATCAGCGGTATAATAAAAGAAAGAAAGGTATTCAATGTATCAAATATTAAATTCTTCACAAGGCCCTGTTATATTAACAGATGATAACGAAGTAGTATTTTTATTCCAATATGCTCATTTGATAGAACTATATTATGAGGATAGTGAAATATTAAATAAGATTAAAGACTTTGTTGCTAATAAGATTAAAGAATATGTAGAAATTGAAATAAAGGGTTTATATGATCCTTCTACCCCCGGTCAAGGGCTTCTTCAGTCTTACATTAACATTTTATCAACTATAAAAGAGTTTGAATATAATGCAATGCCTAGATTTAAAGAATTAGATAATAATGTCTGACAAGACTACAGATCCAAAAGAAAGATATAGTTTGTGTAAGTCTTGTGAACATTTGTACAAACTTACAAAACAATGTGATTTGTGTGCTTGTGTAATGCCAATAAAGGTAGGAATACCAGAGGCTTCTTGCCCTATAGGCAAGTGGTAGTTGACAAAGATCTATAGCATGGTGTACAATTATCCTATGTTCTTAAAGGAGGACAAATGGAATCAGTATTAAACAAAGCAGTTTTGAGTTCCGCTCTTAACGCTTTTCTAATTACCTTAATTGGTAAATTTGTTGAATCAGGTGCAGATGTATCTGTTTTAACAGGAGATGTAATTGGTAATGTATTAAATGCAGCCATTACAGCAGCAGCATGGGTTGTTATCCGTGCAGTTAATCCAAAAGATACTAAATTCGGTATCGGTGCAGTTGCCCCAAAAGGTAACTCAAAGAAATAAATAAGTATTAAACATTAGAGGGTAGTTAAATGCTACCCTCTTTTCTTATAGAAAGAATATAATGGCAAAACCAACAATAGCATTTTTAACATACGACTGGTCTTTTGGTACAAATCCATTACAACCAAATGGTTGTGCTTGGTATCGTTGTTATTTACCAATGACAGAGTTAAAAAAGTTTGGTTGGGAAACTGGAATGGGATTTCCTGGTTTTGATCCTAATCACGGATATGGTTTATTAATTCCAGATCAAAAAGCAGTTCATGGTTGGGACATAGTTGTATTAAAATTAATGATGCTTGAAAGTGTAGTTAGTCAAATTCCTCAAGCACAATCAATAGGTCAAAAAATAGTAATAGATATAGATGATCACCATGCTGGCTTAGAGCCATCTAACATGGCATATGTAGCCACAGATCCTAAGACTAACCCTAAGAACAATAGAGATCACTATTTTAAGGGTATGGAGTTAGCAGATGCTTTAATTACCTCTACACCATTTTTGTATAATTACTATAAAAAAGAATATCCTAACAAACCTATTTACATGGTTCGTAATGGAGTAGATAGTCAATATTTTAATTTTAGAAAAGATAAGTCAGGCTTATACCCTACAGTTGGATGGGTAGGAGCAACACCTTGGCGTTCAAATGATCTTCAAACATTAAGCCCTTTTGTAGGAGAATATTTAGAAAAGAAACAATGGAGATTTCATCATTCAGGTCATATTATAAACGCTCCAACGGTAGAAGAGCAACTAGGAGTTCCTCATAAACTATATTCATCAGAGGGTATGCAGCCAATTTTAAGTTATACAAAGATGTTTAATAGAATAGACATTGGTATTGTTCCATTAAGTGGTGTTGAATTTAATAGAGCAAAGTCATTTATTAAAGGTCTTGAATATACCGCTGCCGGAGTTCCTTGGATATCTACAGACTTTGAAGAATATACATTTTTAAATAAAGAATTTGGGGTAGGAAGAATAGCACATACTAAAGATGAATGGTTATCTCATTTAGAAGAACTATCAAATCAAAAATTAAGAAACAAAGAACGTCAAGAAAATATGAGAATAGTAAAAGAATTTCATACTATGGAAAAGCGTGGTCCTGAATGGGATAAAGTTTATAGAGAAATTAGAGACCTTTAATACCAACCACGTTTATTTTTAAATTCCCAAGCATTACAGCCATCACCATAAATTAATTCAACGTATTTAATCATTGCATCAATTTGATAATAAGGATCTTTAGTTTTTTCAAAACCCACTACTTCCCAGGTGTTGTCTATGAATTGACCAATTCCAAATGCTGTTGAGGTAGGATTTTGTGCAAGCGGATTCCATTTGCTTTCTTTTTCAATAATGTTAAAATAACAAGACCACTCACCTCTTGGAATTAAAATTTTTAAATAATGTTGATAAGCAGCAATTGCAGGATCAGATTTAGGATCTTCGAACTGAGCCCTAGTTCTTGCTGCAGTACCGCTAGAAGCCTCTCTGGCGGCCTGTAGGGCCCCTAAAACACTTGAAGTGGTCTGTCCTTCAGGGACGACCACTAACGCTTTTGCGGGGTATTCAATTAATGACGTATCCAGTCGATTTACATAAGTACCTAGAATAATAAATGCTATTAAATATAATATAACCTTTCTCATAAAATTACCTCCACAAGAAATGATATATATCTAGTATAACCCACATATTCCCTAAAATCAACTATTTTGTTAAATTATGTGATTTATTCTTATAAGTGTTGACATATGATTATTGTTGTGCTATTGGTCTATATGTGGATATCTTTAATATATTAATATTATTATTTATTAATTATTATTATATTTAATCTATTCCCACCCTAACACCCATTCAATTTTATCTATTTGGATTGTATTTGTCAATAGTATCTTTAATTATTTTTTCTATCTTTAACCCTGGATAAAATATGGTGTCGCACCCTAAGCATTTAAAGTATACCTTACCCTCATCGTTAACTTTAGTAACAACAACATCATCAGTATCAAATGGACAGTTAATTTTACCTGCAACATTCTTTTCAACCAAATCGTTATAAAAGGTTACTTCCTGGACAGATAACATATATTGACCTCTCTCATAAACTAGTGTAGAATACTATTATCTCACAAATCAAAAAACTAGGAGTTAGAATATCAATGCCATTTATCAATGAAAACGGATCCATAGTCGATCCATACAAGAACTTTATACACATCTCAAGGTACGCAAGGTGGATAGAAGAAAAGAATAGAAGAGAAACTTGGGTAGAAACAGTAGAACGTTATATTAACTTCATGAAAGATCATCTAGTATTAAATTATGGCTATAGTCCAAATGCTAAAATTTTTGACGAAGTAACTGATGCAATTTTAAATCATAGAATCATGCCATCAATGAGAGCACTTATGTCTGCTGGTCCAGCCCTAGAGCGAGATCACATCGCAGCATACAACTGTTCTTTTATTGCAGTAGATAGTCTACGTGCATTTGACGAAGCAATGTATATTTTAATGAACGGAACTGGTGTTGGATTTAGCGTTGAGTCAAAATATGTTGACTGTCTTCCAGTTATAGCAGAATCATTTAACCAAACAGGAACAACAATTGTTGTAGAAGATTCTAAACTTGGTTGGGCAAAAGCATTAAAAGAATTAATTGCTTTATTATCACAAGGTCAAATCCCACAATGGGATATGTCTAAAGTTCGTCCAGCAGGTGCTAGATTAAAAACATTTGGTGGACGTGCATCTGGACCTGGACCACTTAGTGCTCTATTTACATTTACAGTTAATACATTTAAAAATGCTGCAGGCCGTAGATTAAAACCAATAGAGGCACATGACTTAATGTGTAAAGTTGGAGAAGTTGTAGTTGTTGGCGGAGTACGCAGAAGTGCTCTTATTAGTTTGTCAAACCTTGATGATTTTGAAATGGCAAAGGCTAAAAGTGGATCTTGGTGGGAAACACAACCACAACGCTCACTAGCAAATAATTCTGCAGTCTATAACACAAAACCAAACACCGCTCAATTTTTACGTGAATGGAGAAACTTATATGAATCAAAATCAGGAGAACGTGGTATTTATAATATTGATTCCGTAAGAAGACACGTAGAGTCATTTGGAAGACGTGACGCTTCTTTAGTTTCTGGAACTAACCCATGCGGAGAAATTATTCTTCGTTCAAACGAATTTTGTAACTTAACTGAGGTAGTTATTTCTGCAGAAGATACAAGAGAAGACTTAATGGAAAAAGTAAGGCTAGCAACAATACTTGGAACCTGGCAATCTACTTTAACTAACTTTAAATATATTAGAAAAACATGGAAAGATAATTGCGAAGAAGAAAGATTACTTGGAGTATCTTTAACAGGAATATACGGAAACAAAATTACTTCAACTGCAGGAAAAGCATTAGAACAGTTATTGACTGACATGAGAGTAGAGTCTGTAAGAATTAATGATAACGAAGCAAAAAAATTAAACATTAATCCTTCTGTTTCAATTACTTGTGTTAAGCCTTCTGGCACTGTAAGTCAATTGGTCGGGGTGTCAAGCGGTATTCATCCGTGGTATTCAGAATATTACATTAGAAGTGTTCGCGGCTCTAACAATGATCCGTTAACTCAATTCTTAAAAGATTCAGGAATTCCAAGTGAACCAGATGTAATGAAGCCTGAAGAAACAACAGTGTTTTATTTTCCTCAGAAGGCTCCAAAAAATGCAATATTAACAAAAGATTTAACAGCCATAAATCATCTAGAAATGTGGAAGACTTACAGAACTTATTGGACAGAACATAACCCTAGCGTTACTATCAATGTCCACGAAGATGAATGGCTAAGAGTAGGTGCATGGGTTTTTGATAACTTTGATTCAATTGGTGGTATATCTTTCTTACCAGCGAGTGAGCATACTTATAAGCAGGCCCCATATCAAGAAATTTCTAAAAATGAATATGAAGAATGGGTAAAAAAATCTCCTTCAAATATTCAATGGGAAATGCTATCTTTATACGAAAAAGAAGATGGGACCACTGGAACGCAAGAACTTTCATGCGTTGCGGGGGAATGTGAGATAGTAGATATTAGCAAGTAGCAACATGCTAAAATAGATTAGAGGTAAAAATGTCATATATTGTTTCTAATCTATATGCTTCAAAAATATTTGCTGAGCATCCTATATCCCTATGGACCCTAGATGACGATTTTGCTTTTGTAAACTTACTAAGTGCCTCAACGCAAAGCCTATCAACCTGGTCCATTACAAATGGAACATCTGCCTCTGTAGTTTCATCAACATTTGCCGATAGACCAATAACAGAAGATGGCCTATCTTATATTACTAAATCAGCAAGCGTATCTGTTACTACTGCAACTTTTCCAACATTCTTTAATCAAAGCAATATAGATGTAGATAAAAAATCAATATCTTTAAGCACTTGGTTTAGGTCTGGAACTAGTATAGATTACTTAGAATTAGGAATAGATGTTTCCGGAAGTGTTACTTATCAAAGATTTGAAAACGATAGTCCATCAACCTGGACACACGCTTCTTACACAGTAGATGTTCCATCTGGCTCTAGCGTCAAGCCAATATTAAGAGTTGGATATTTAAACTTTCAATCAGTAGGCTCAAGTTTTGATTTTTATGTAAACGGAATATCGTTTGCACAATGGTCAGAGGTTTATAACAGAGACACCTCTGGATCAAAGCCAATATCTCTTACAGACTCAAGTTTATATAATGCCATATCAGTAAGTGCTAGTGCCTACAAAGTGTCTCGAATACAACCATATGGCTTTAACGATCAAGATACAGGTTACTATTTTATAAATCAAAATAAAATGCTTGCAAATAATACAAGCCTTCCTATGGTATTTGGGTCTGGAAACATAACAAGAATTAACGCTTGTGTAAACTCAGGAGTTCCATCAATAGCAATACCAGGAAAAACATTTTTAAATGAGGATGGAAAATATAAAAATTTAACCGCAGAGTTCTGGCTAAGGCTATTTACAGATTCTCAAAATCCAGTAAGAATCTTTGGACCAGTTTCTAACTCAGATGGTCTATACGTAGAGCAAGAATTTTTAACATTAAAGGTTGGTCCTTACACCCAGTCTTACTTTGTTGGAAAATGGTATAGACCAATGTTAATAGACATTAGATACACTACCTCTAACGTAAGCGTTCTTTTAAATGGTGACTTAGTAATAGATATGGATATTGACGTTAATAACATTACCTTTGCTAGTTCAACAAAAGACTGGTTAGGGTTTTATTCTACAGACGATGTTTATCCATTTGAACTAGACGCTGTTGCCATATACCCCTATATTGTTCCAGAGCAAATAGCAAGAAGAAGATTTGTATACGCTCAAGCCGTAGATAATCCAGAAGAGATAGTAAGTGACTTTAAAGGAGAGTCTTTCTTTGTAGATTTCCCATTCTCTAAATACACCTCAACCATGACATACCCAGATATGAACAGATGGTCATCTGGCTTCTTTTCAAATTTAAGCGGTAATTCAAGATCCCTTTCTTTTCCAGATTATGAATTACCAGAAATAAAATTCTCATATACATCAGCATCAGTAACAATAGATAGTGACATATCAAATAATTTTTTGATTGATAACTATAATATTCAAACAGAAGATCCAACCTTTATAAAAATTAGACCTAATGGTTCATATAGTCAAGTTCTTGGAAGCATATACTTTAACTCTATTAATCCTATCAATACCCCAGTTTCATCAATATTTGGAGTATTTGAAGCACCATCAAGTTTGCCTACATTCTCAAATAGAGAACCAATTCTGACATTCTCAAACTCATTTACTTCTGATAAATTCAAAGTATGCTTAAGTCAAAGTGGCTTAAACTATGAATTTCAAACATCTGCCTCAACCTATCAAATAGCAAACTATTCTGCATCAGCATCTCAAGACTTGTTTGTAGGTCTTGATTTAGAAAAGATGATAAAAAGCAATTTTGCAATCATAGGAAACTTTTTTAACAATCCTCAAAACGTATCTCTTAATTTAGGTGGGTATGACGATAAAGTATTTACAGGAAAAATAAGATCTTTAACATTTAATAATAAGATGTTTACTATAAAAGACATATCGGGATTAACAAACAGTAATGGAACTATATTCTTTACAGAAGCACAGGCAAATACTCAAGGTATATATCCATTTACATATGTTGGAAATTACACACTATTGCCCATTAGTTCATATGGGGAGATATTCTTTGATATAGGATGTGCTGGATATTGGGAAGACTCTCTACCCCTTTCATATTTTGGAACCTACGTTCAAGACACAAACTCATCACCATACTATGATCTAGATCTAATACAGTTTAATATCGATGTCCCAGGCCCAATAACAATGACTAGTTCTGCTTCAGTAGCAGATGCTTTTAGCATGCAGTCTTATATAACACTACAAGACTTTGAACTAGTAGGTAAGAAACCTTATTCTAGTTATGTTACTACAGAAAGAATTGGATCAGAAAGGGTTCTAGATTTAGTTCCAGAATTTTCTACTCTCAATAAAAAATTTGAAGTAGTAGATGGAACAATCATATATCCACCTAAAGAATTAATAGATTTTGAAAACTACTATATAACTATACATTTAGAAATGAGGGTCAGGGGAATTAAGACCAAGCCAGTAAATATAAAAAGAATGTCTTTGACATCCCTTGCTTTTGATGAGACTTCAGAATATAGAATAGGAACAAGAAGTGGCCACTCAATAATCCCATTTAATAGAACTGGATTAAACTATAACTATAAAGAAAAAAATCCATTTTTAATATATAGAGATTCTACCCCATACCTATATCTAACAGGAGATTCAGGAATATCTGTTTTGCCATACGAGTCTGAGACTTTAAGAGGATTGTCATTTCCAATAAATGATCACAATGCTACCGAATATAAACTTACAGGTTTACAGTTCTGGATGTTTTACAACAAGGACTCCGTAATCTCATCTACCAAAAAGATTGCAACTATTATAGCAACTGAAGCAAATGCTGGAATAAACGATTACTACGACATATTCTTGGTCCCAGAACTCAACGGAAAAAGGGGTAGCCTAAAAGTATATAAGAACAATGTACTATATACCAATGCTAAATTCTTTATCAATGGAAGAATCATAGATCAAATGAAGATTATTCCTTTAGAATGGACATCTATCTTAATATCATTTACAGATACTAATGATATAACCCTGAATTCTAAAACAGGTAAATTTGAAATATATGAAGGCTTCTTGGCTAATAACGTAGCATTCTTCCAACAAGAATTTGTTAATTTTTTCTCTAAACTAACTACAGGTAGACAGTGGACAGATCTAGATAGTGGCATCTGGTCCTTTCCAACACAGACAGCAGTTCCACTAACATGGCAACAATGGGGAGAAATTGCTATTACAGATATAGTTTCTCAAACAGGAGATAGTACTTTTAAAACTTATTTAGGACTTTCTGAGCAAGTGTTTGATGATTCTGCAACTGCTGTTACAAATTCAGAAGGCTTTGATGCATTAACTAACGTAACGTGGGTTATAAAAGAAGTCAAAGCAGTATAATATGGTATACTTGTGTACATGAATCCAAAGAAATTGAAAAATGGTGGTAAGCCAAGAATCAGTATAGTAGAAAAAAAGTCTGACTGGGGCATATATGTTTGGAAATGTGACCTAGATGGCAAACCTTTTGGAGACGGACAAGGAAATATTATGAATATTCCTGGAAGACAGTTTGATATAGAGAAGATGGCTAAGATCAGAAAAGCAGCAGAGTACCACAATGCTCCGCCAGGAAAAGTAGAGTTCATGGCTGGTGTGACAAGAGTCACAGATGAAGAATATGCAGAACAAACAGATAGAATGAAAAATGGCTTAATCCCAAGTCAAACAGATATCGGTGCCTGGATGGCAGCAGAAAAAGGATTTAGACAACATGGAAGATAATGAAGCAATAGCAAGAATTGATAATTTAGATAAGTTAGAAAAAAAATCAAAGGTAGACCCATTTATAACAGATGGAGAAATAGTCAAGTCATATGAAGGCTTGCATCAAAATTTTAAAAGAAAGATAACTAGAACTGTAAACAAAGCATTTCAAGGAATTGAAGACACTAAGTCAAAACAACTATTTCCAGAAATGGATATGGTTACAGCCTATGGATTATTTGACGTAGTTCTTCCACCATACAACTTAGACGAACTAGCATATTTTTACGAAAACTCATATGCCAATCATGCTGCAATTAATGCAAAGGTTGCAAACACGGTAGGGCTTGGATACAGTTTTGAAATGACAGATATGACAGTTGCAAAACTAGAAGAGTCAGAATCAGAAGATCAATTGATGAGGGCACAAAGAAAGATTCAAAGAAGCAAGTCTCAAATGACAGACTGGCTAGAAAGTTTAAATGACGAAGATACCTTTACACACGTTCTTGAAAAGGTATACACAGACGTAGAGACCGTTGGTAATGGATATGTTGAAATTGGCCGTAAAGTAAATGGCGACATAGGTTATATTGGACATATTCCAGCAACCACAATTCGTGTACGCCGTATGCGAGATGGCTATATTCAAATCGTAAATCAAAAGGTAGTATATTTTAGAAACTTTCAAGAAAAGAGAACTGGTAATCCTGTAACAAGTGATAATAGACCAAATGAATTAATTCATATTAAAAAGTATTCTCCAAAGAATTCATACTATGGAGTTCCAGACACAGTTTCAGCAGCAACATCTATGGTTGGTAATGAACTAGCCGGTAAATACAATGTTGATTACTTTGAAAATAAGGCTGTTCCTAGATACATAGCATTAGTAAAAGGTGCTAAATTAAGCCCTGAAGCCGAGGATAAGTTCTTTAGATTTATGCAGGCTGGATTACGTGGTCAAAACCATAGAACTTTATACATACCACTTCCTGGAGATGGGCCAGACAATAAAGTAGAATTTAAACTAGAACCAATTGAGAATGGTATTCAAGACGGATCCTTTGAAAAGTACAGAAGATCAAATCGTGATGATATCCTTATGGCTCATCAGGTTCCATACTCAAAAGTAGGTGGGGGTGCAGGAGTTTCTATTGCATCAGCACTGGTAGCAGATAGAACATTTAAGGAACAGGTAGCAAGACCAGCACAAAGAAATCTAGAAAAAACAATGAATAAGATTGTTAAAGAAAAGACTGATATGCTTGCCCTTAAATTCAACGAACTAACATTGACAGATGAACAAACTCAAAGTCAAATAGATGAGAGATATCTGCGTATGCAGGTAATAGTTCCAAATGAAGTTCGTGAAAGACTAGGTTATCCAGTTAGACCTGGGGGCTCAGACCCAATTGTTCTAGGTGCACAAGCCAGAGCAGAACAGGTTGCTCAATCAACTGGAAATCGAAACAGAGATCAACAAAGAACAGATAATGCTTCTGATTCTCCTTCCACCGCAACTGGGCGAAATGCTCAAGGTGAAGGAAGAGTTCAGCAATAATTTGTTATAATATTATAAGTACCCATAAAGACTAATTATAATAGAGGTAGTATGACTAATTTGCATAAAGCATTTTGGCACTCAGAAGACAACAGTATCAAGTTGTCAATGCCAATCGCTAAAGTCGATAAAGAGAAACGAACAGTTTCTGGTTTTGCCACCCTTGACAATATTGACAAGCAGGCAGACATCGTACCAACCGATGTCAGTATTCAAGCGTTTGAAAGATTCCGTGGCAACCTTCGTGAAATGCACATGCCTATTGCCGTGGGTAGAGTAATATCATTCAAATCAGATAAATTTTATAACAAGGAAGAAGACAAATTTTATAATGGAGTATTTGTAAATGCATACATATCAAAAGGTGCCCAAGATACCTGGGAAAAAGTTCTTGATGGCACTCTTTCTGGCTTTTCTATTGGTGGTAGCATTAAAGAATCTGAAGAAATGTATGACGCCCAGATGGATAAAGCAATTAGGGTTATTAAGGAATATGACCTACATGAACTCTCATTAGTAGATAATCCTGCTAATCAATTTGCAAATATTGTATCAATTGAAAAAATAGCAGACGGAACAAATAGAATAGATGGCATTATTAGTAAAGTAGATCTTGAAAATGTTTACTGGTGTGAATCAGATTCCCTAGTAAGAGTTTCTCAAGAAGAAGATTCTGCCTGCCCATCATGCGAAAAACACATGATAAATATAGGCTTTGTAGAATCAAACGATACTGAAAAGAATTCTGTGATAAAAGGTTTACTTAAATCACAGAAAATTGGACTTGGTAATAAAATAACCAAGGCTGAAAATCCTAATAAGGAGGGGAATAATATGGCAGAAGAAAATGTAGAAGTAGCACCAGCAACAGAAGAAGTTGTTGAAACACCAGCCGCGGACGCACCAGCAGTAACTGAAGAAGTTGCAGCAGATGCACCAGCAGTAACTGAAGAAGTTGCAGCAGAAGTACCAGCCGCTGAAGAAGTTGCTACCGAAGAAAACATTGAAAAATCTGATAGTGCACAAGAAGCACCAGCAGAAGTACCAGCCGCAGATGCACCAGCAGAAGCAGCAGATGCTCCTGCAGAAGTAGCGGAAGATGCACCAGTAGAAGATACCGCCACTCCCGCCGAAGATAGCGAAGACGCAGAATTGGCAAAGGCTGTAGATACAGTACAAGAATCTATTGACGAGGTTCAAAATACAGTTGCTTCAGCACTTGGAGACTTGGTGGCAACAGTTAAGTCACTTAATCAGAAGATGGCAGAACTACAAAAAAGCATTGCTTCCACAAAAGAGGAAATTGTAGGAGTAAAAAGTAATGTTGAAGAGTTTGGAAAGCGTGTTGATTCACTAGAAGATGATACCGCTATCCGTAAGTCTGGCGACCTCGGCGGGGTCGTTCAGGAAACACAAATAAGAAAAGGATCGATGTGGGGCGGGCGTTTCCTCAATTCCGCTGACCTATATCGTTAATTCACTGGGAGGTGAAAATATTATGGCAGATGAAATTTTAGAAAAGGCTGCAAGTACAGGATCTATCGTTTCTGGTGGAATTGGTGGTGTAACAACCCCAGCCGCAGGAGACCTTGGTGTCGCAGGTGCCGCTGGTAATGATGGCGGTATTCTTGCTCCTGAACAATCACGCCAATTTATCGAATACATATTCGAACAACAAGTTCTTGCAAGAGATGGCCGCAGAGTAACAATGCGTACAAACGCTTCAGAACTTGAAAAACTAAACGTAGGCGAACGTGTAATCCGTGCCGCTGCACAAGCAGATGCAACTTACACAAACGCTGGCGTAACTTTCACAAAGGTTGAACTTTCAACAAAAAAGATTCGTCTTGATTGGGAAGTATCAACAGAAGCAATCGAAGATAACCTAGAAGGAACAGGTTTAGAAGACCATTTAGTACGTACCATGACACGTGCGTTTGCAAACGATTTAGAAGATCTTGCAATCAACGGAACAGGTACAGGCTCAAATGCATTCTTGAACATCCTTCAAGGATTCACAGCAAAAGAAAACACTTCAACAAACACTGCAGCGTTCGGCACAAACATCGAAAACTTACAAGCACTCGTGCTTGCAATGCCTCGTAAATACCGTGCTTCACGTTCAGCAATGAAGTTTTATGCAGATACACAAACAGTATCTAACATCATCAATGGCCTTGGCTCATCAGGCAATTTAAACAGCGAAAGAATCGTTGAAAGAATTGTTGCTGGTCAAGAACCACAAATACTTGGTGCTCCAATACAGTACCGCGTATTAGGTCTTCCTTTACTGGAAGTACCTTTGATGCCTGCAAACCGTGTAACTTTGACATTCCCTGAAAATAGAATTTGGGGTTTTCAAAGAGACATCACAGTTCATCGCGAATTCCAACCTAAGAAAGATACAGTAGAATATACTGTGTTCTTACGTTTCGGCGTTCAAATCGAAGAAACTGATGCAATAGCACGTACAGCATAATTTGCTTTACGAATTATAGAGGGGGGCAGAAATGTCTCCCTCTTATTTATTTATAGTATAATTAAATAGAGGTGCACATGGAACTTTTAAGATTGAATAACACAACAAGTTTATCTGCATCATTTTCTGGCTTATCGGCAAGTGCAAATTATAACTTAGAATTAAACGATTTAATTACCTCACAATCTTACTCAGCAAGTGCTGCAGCAAACGGCTCAGGCGTTGTATCGTTTGTCATGCCAGATCATTATTTAACATACACCGGATCTTTAGTAGCAACAGTAAAAAATTCGGCTAGTGCTATAGTAAATATTACAAATATTGAAATACTAAGACCATACTGCAATATAGATACTACAGGATTAAAGATATACGGAAAAGCCTCTGGCCTTACAACTGCAGAAAGAAACAATATAGTTGAATATGAAAGATTGGCTAGATACATAATTGACTCCCATACAGATGGATTTTCTTTCATTAGAAAAGAAAAAGAATTTATTGGCTCTGGAACAGACGAACTTATTTTAGATGAAAAGGTTCATAGCCTATATAAGATTTATGAAAATGGAGAATTGATGTATGACGTATCATCAAATACAAATGAAGCAGACTACAAGATCAACAAACAACTTAATGCAATAATCTTAGATGCACCAGAAACTAATAGAATAAATTATCCAAAGGTATGGAGAGACAGATATTTAGATGTTGACTTTTTTGATGGATATGAATATATTGTAGATGCAGACTTTGGATGGAAGGTAATTCCTCAAGATATTCAAGAAGCATGTGAATTACTAATTCAAGATATATTTAAAGATAATATTAAGTATATAAACAGATATATAGAGTCTTTTGACAATGATGATTTTAAGATTAAGTTTGTTAAAAACTGGACAGCCACAACTGGTAACTTGATCGTTGATAGGATCTTGGAGAGATATAAGAGACCGATGCGTATTGGGGTCTTGTAAATGCTCCCAGGTGCCGGAATAGATAATATATTTTATCCAATGACTGCTGAAATATACTATGCAGAAACAAAGCAAAATGACTTTGGAACAATGGAAAAGACTTGGGTTTTTGATAGAAGTGTAAAATGCTCAGCAATCTCAGCAATGTCAGATAAAACTCTTAATAGTGAATTAAAATCAACCTCTTCATTTTTTCAATACAATTCAGACATAGCCTTTAGACTAGCAGAAAATATTCAAAAAAAGAAAAATGGTACATACTACCCAATAACTGAAATACTAGTAACAGACATTAAAGATAGAAGTGGTGAATATGTTTGGACCGAAAGCGAAGACAATGTTACTCAATATGAAGTAACAAGTTTTGTGCCCTCTTTTGATGCCTTTCATAATGTAGAGTTTTATCGCGGGTATTTAACTAGATCACAAAAACAATATGAGGTTCTATATTAATGATTACCGCAAAAATTAATACTAAAAATTTAAATAAGATGTTAAATAATCTGGTTCAATATTCAGATGGATTTATTACAGAAACTAAAGCACAACAATCATATGTTAATAGAAAGGTTGCCAATACTAGCATTAACGCTTTTTATCAATACCTTGATGGAGTTGCAAGAATGCATCCTGGAATGCTTCATCATGTTTACGAGTGGGGAGAGGTTGGAAACCCTACAGCAAGACTTGTAGATCTTGGAGTTATTTCTTCAGGAAGAGGCTCTACAATAACTGCAGAATTTTTACAATCACAAACAGTTAAGGATGGGTCCAAGGAGCCGTTCTACGACAAAGCAGAGGTCATGGAAGAAGGCATCCCAGTAGTTATTAGGGAGAAAGAAGCACAGGCTTTATTTTTCGAAATAGACGGTTTAGAATACTTTAGAATGGGACCTATAACAGTTCTTAATCCTGGTGGTGCAGAAACCAGAGGTGGCTTCGTAAGTGTGTTTGAAGAATTTTATAATAACTATTTAACTCAAGTATATCTAAGAGCAATTAAATTTTATAAGCATTTTGAATCCCCAAAAGAATATGAGAAAAACTTTAAGTCAGCATTAAAAAGTACAAATGCGACAAGCATAGGAAAGATGACCGCCCTTTCATGGATATCAAAATTACCGGGGGAAGATCAAATTGACAATTAATATACCTAACTTAAATACTAAGACACCAGAACTATTGGTAAATAAATATGTATGGGAGCAATTTAGATTGGCAGATGAGACATTCTACAATCAATATAAAAACAACGGTGTTAGTTTTATACCTATATTCCCTATCAATGATCCAAATGCTTCTAATATAGCCTGGGGATCAAGACCATATATCTTGTATGATAATTTTGTAAAGGCAAGAACAGGAAAAGATAAATACTTCTATCCTATTAAATCCCAACAAATGCTCTATTCAATTAGAGGGGCTACCGTAGAAGATGTTTATGCCATGAGGCACGTAATGCTATCATCACTAGACAGAGAAGATGCAGCAGCCGAGGATATAAATAATTATGTTGGATCATCTGATGTAAAGTTTCAATGTGTAAATGCATATCAAGTAACATACATGAAAGATGCTACAAATCTAGATACTACTAGAACACCTTATCAAACTGACCTAATTGTTAAATTTGACTATCACGTAAATACAAGTTATAATTGATATTGAGGATACGCCCCCACTATGTTAAACAATAGAGGAGGAAAAAAATATGGCATATACACGTGGTGATTCAAAACAAATCATCGTAGGTGCAGCAGCACTATTTATTGCAGATTACCCACTTGAATACATTTCAGGTACAGGTGCATCAGCAATTTATTCATTTACTGGAACAGGAACTTCATCCCTTCCAGCATTTGTAAGCAGCACATCATACAAAGATACCCTTAGTGATTCAGCAGATTGGGACAGCGTGGGCTACACAATGAATGGTTTGGAATTACAATTCCAACCAGACTTTGGTGAAGTTCAAGTTGATCAATTGCTAGACGTTGCAAAACTTTACAAACAAGGTATGCAAGTATCCATGGTTACAGGCTTTGCAGAAGCAACACTTGATAACTTAGTTACTGCAATTGCAGCAAAAGAATCAGACAAAGGATTCGGCGGTGCACGTCTAAATCTCTCTTCAGGAGATATTGGCGATGTTCCAGTAGAACGTGCTCTTGTAGCAGTTGGTCCAGGATCTGGAGACCCAACAAAAACAGGAAACACAGCAGTAGAACGTATTTACGTAGCAAACCGTGCACTCTCAATTGAGAATGTATCAGTTTCCGCAAAACGAGATACACCTTCTATGTTCGAAGTTACATTCAGATTGTTGTCAGCATCTAACGGTTCATACGGCAAGATTGTCGATAGAACAGTTGGACAAGCCCCAACACAAATGTAATACAACTTAATAAAACACTTTGCCCACTCTCCATTTTGGGGGGTGGGTTTTGTGCTATAATTTTTATATAGTCTTAAGGAGGCTTTACGTGGCAACAAGTGTTTACGAAGTTGTAGAAATTGAATTACAAGATGGTACAAAAATAGAAATGAAGCCATTGAAGATATCTATATTGAGAGACTTTATGAAAGAATTTCAAAAAATATCTGATGAGAATATAGCAGAAGACAATATTAAATCTATGGATCTTCTACTTGATTGTGCAGTTATCGCAATGAAACAATATAAACCAGAAATTGCTGACAAGGTAAAATTAGAAGATTTAATCGATCTTCCAACTGTTTATAAAGTTATTGAAGTTGCTGCTGGGATTAAGTTGAACGACCCAAACGCACTAGCGGCGGCTCTAGTTGGAACGAACTAGATCTAGCCGAACTAGAATCCAGAGTATTTCTTCTAGGTTTTTGGAAGAATTACGAGGAGATGGAGGACAGCATATCGATGCCAGAATTAGTAGCAATACTAGAAGCAAAGCAAAAAGAAGAAAACGATAACCGTAGATTCTTAGCCGCAATGCAAGGTGTTGATTTAGATAAAAACTCCGATTCGTCCAATGGTCAAGATGCTTGGGAAAAAATTAAAGCCAAAGCATTTAGTGGTGGTAAAACAACTAATCCAAATGACATTGTGTCATTACAGGGTGCTGCAGCACATAGAGCAGGATTCGGTATTGGCGAAGGGTTAGATTACGAGGTGATTGAATAGTGGCCGAAGTGGTAAAAGGTATTGTTGATATTGAAATCAATACCGGAAATTCTTCCGCAGAACTAAAGATTTTACAACAACAGATCAACTCTGTTTTCTTATCATTAAATAAAAATAATGCTGCTTCATTAGCAGCCTCTCAAAAGTATGCATCAAGTCTTGCTGACATGATTAACTCAAGCAAGGTGTTTACTGCTGAAACAGTAAAAATGCGTACCGCTGCTGGAGCACTTGACGATACACTTAAAAAAGGTCAAGCAACCCTAGGTCAATACTTTAGTGCTAAGTATGTAAAAAATGGTGCACTGTTTGCAGAAACACTAGACTTGGCAAGACAAAAAGCAAGCGTTCTTCAAACACAATTTATTGCTACTGGAAAATCCTCAAAAGGAATGCAAGACGCTTTAGCAATTAGACCACTTCAAGCATTTGCTGATCAAGCAACTATTGCTTCTCAAAGAACTCAAATTTTATCATCAATGTTTAGACAAGGAACAACTCAACTTGTAAATTTTGGTAAGAACGTACAATGGGCTGGTCGTCAACTTATGGTTGGTTTTACAGTTCCACTAACCATCTTTGGAACAACAGCAGGAAAAGTATTTGCTGATTTAGAAAAACAAACGGTAGCATTTAAAAAGGTATATGGAGATTTATTTACTACTCCAAAAGAATTACAATCAAACTTAAAAGCAGTACAAGATTTAGGTAGAGAATATACTAAATATGGTATTGCTGTAAAAGATACTATGAGTCTTGCAGCACAGGCTGCAGCAGCAGGTAGAAGAAACTCTGATTTAACAGACGCAGTTTCACAGGCTACTAGATTAGCCACACTTGGTCAAATGGATCAAAATGCTGCATTAGAAACAACAATAGCACTTCAGAGTGCATTTAAACTTTCAGGTGCTGAATTAGCAGACACCATCAACTATCTAAACATGGTTGAAAATCAAACAGTTGTAAGCCTACAGGATATTGCTGCCGCAATTCCACGTGTAGCACCAGTAATTGAAGGGTTAGGCGGTAGCGTAAAAGACTTAACAGTATTCTTAGCCGCAATGCAAGAAGGTGGAGTAAGTGCAGAGCAAGGTGCAAACGCACTAAAGTCTGGTTTAGGATCTTTAATTAATCCAAGCAAATCAGCAACAGAGGCTTTAGGAAAATTTGGAATTAATCTAGACGCAATTATTCAAACAAATCAAGGTGACTTGATGAAAACAGTTACAGGATTTGCAAACGCATTATCAACACTTGGAGAATTCCAACAACAGCAAGCACTAGAAGACGTATTTGGAAAGTATCAGTACGCTCGTCTAGGTGCATTGTTTGAAAACTTAATCAGAGACGGATCTCAAGCAAGACAAGTTATGGACACCATGGGCTATAGCGTAGAAGAACTAGCCATGACCGCTGATCGAGAATTAAAAACAATTGAAGAAGCATTTAGTGTTCAACTAAAAGCGGCGGTAGAAAAGTTTAAACTAGCAATAGCCCCTTTAGGAGAGATATTTGTTAAGTTAGCAATTCCATTAGTTAATTTTGCTACAAGAATTGCAGATGCCTTTAATGGTCTTCCAGACTTTTCAAAGAAGTTTATAGCCTTTGCTACTATCATTACTGGTCTTGTTATACCCGCTGGAACTATGTTCTTTGGTTTATTAATGAACTTAACTGGTACCCTTGCAAAACTGTTTCAGTTTATGGGTGCTTTTGGTAAAGGATTTTTACAAGGTGGTATTGTTGGTGCATTTAAGAACGCAACTCAGTCAACAAAGTATTTTTCAACAGCAGAAATTGAAGCAGCCCTTGCTGCACAGCAATTAGGTACTGCAACAGAATTTACAAACAGTGCACTTAGAAAACAAGTTACACAAGCAATGGGTGCTGCAGGTGCTGTTAAGTACTTAGGAGATTCCTATACTATTCTTATTGCAAAAATGATGGAAGCAGCAAAACTTGCTCCATACACAATGGGAGTTGGACAATCAGCAGCAGGACTTGCTAAGACCGGAAAGTCAGCAACTGGAAGAATTATTAGACCACCGCAAATGAGAAACTCTGGTGGAAGAATATTTATGAGCGATGGGTCTACTGTTCCAGGAACTGGAAGTTCAGATACAGTTCCAGCAATGTTAACACCAGGAGAATTTATTGTTAACAAGCAAGCAACTGAAAAGAATTTAGGATTGCTTTATTCAATCAATGGTGGTGGTGCTGGATACAATAAAGGTGGAGTTACCTATGCCGCTCATGGTGGATACTTAGGACCAAGAGAAGCATTATCAAAATCTACAGCAGAACTTGGAGCGTTTACATCAAACAGAAGAGCCAGTGCTACCAAAGGAACAGTGGCAGGTGCAGCATCTAAAGAGGGTATACAAGGCTTATTAAACAATTTAGTATATCTAGTTAATCCAACTACAAATAAACAGTTAATTGGAAATAGAACAATGGGTGGGTTTGACAAGAGAGGCGTACCACTAGATCAATTAAGAAAAGAAATGACAAGCGATATTGGAATGTGGATGATAGATGCATTTGCTGGTCAAAAGTGGGCAAAGACTGCATACAAGACTACACTTTCAAATAACTTTGATAGTATTGCAGCAAAATATCCGGGTAAAGAAATAAGATTCTTAGATAGTAAAGGCTTTGGAAGAATTCAAGATGTAATGGATAGACCAGAATATGGTAATGTTAAATTTGTTTCTGTAAAAGACTTACACAATAAAGATTTATATAATAGACTATCTCCAGATCATTTACAAAGATTATTATCAGAAGATACTGCAAATGTTATAACACAAAGAATGAGAAGTAGTACAGGAAAGATTGGACCTAGATCTGGTTATCAAGATTTAAATTCAGGCTCATATACAAAGATGCAAAAAAGTTGGAGAGGAAATAAAAGACCTCTTGGCTTTGAAGGTGCTCACATGTACAACATGGGTGGAAAAGTTCTTTACGCAAACGATGGAGCGTTAGTTTCTAAAAACTATGCATATGATAGCGTTGCACTTGCTGGAAGTGATGCTGCTACTTTTAATAGACAAATGAATAGTTTGTACAATACAAAAGAAATGAGAAGTATAGATAAGTCTACATTGCCTTTATATATGCAGGCAGACAATCTTCCACTGAATTCAAATCATGCAAAACAACTATATCAATTTTTAATAGATAACAAAATTTCACCTAGAAAATATCCTGATGTATATTCATTTTTAAGCAGTGCTATTAAAAATCCAGACCTATACAATGCAAGAATATTAGAAGGACTTCTTGCTAGTGATAAAAATAATCTTTTACAAAAAGGATTAACGTCTGGAGAAGCAGACAAAAAATCAAAATCAAACTTATTTAATGCATTATCAAAATCTGGGTATGGAAAAGTTTCTAATATTGAAGATGCCTTATTCACATTATCAAATCTAGATGAACATACTTCTTCACAATTTTTGCAAAATAGAATAAAGCAAGGTCCTATTGGTAAAGTAAGATTTGGAAAAGGCTATAGCAAAGAAAAAGCAATTTTAGGTGGAAGAGCAATATCTGGAAGAACAAGACTTCACATGACAACCCCAAGTCAAATGACAAAGATGGGTAATATGATAAGAAGAAATAAGGGTGGAGCAATTCCGGGCTATGGACTAGGTGGACTAAGAGGAAGGGCAATATTTGAAAGAGGAAACGCAGGAGTTCCTAAGATAATGAACCTTTCTGGATTGGCAAAAAATGGTGAAGACGTAGTAATTGATTTAGTTAGAGGTGGTATGAATGTAGATAATGCTATTAAATTTGCCAAACTTACACAAACAGGACAACTAAGAACAGGTATTAAAACAGGACCTGTAACAGATATTGAAGATTATATAAAAAGAAAAATAGATTTTGAAAAAATGCAGGGGTCAATGACAAGTGCATTATATAAAAAATTCTATGCAATAAGAAACAAGCCTATAGCAGAACAACAAAAGACTATAGATAATTACAATAAACTTTATCACGGAGATAGTGGTCCTGCAATGTACAAAAAGGGTGGCGTTGCTAAATACAATAGGGGAAACATAGTTCCTGGATCTGGAAATACAGATACAGTTCCAGCCATGCTAACTCCGGGGGAATTCATAGTAAATAAAGAATCTACTAGAAACAATATGGCATTATTAAAAGCAATTAACAATGGAAGTTTATCTGGATATAACATGGGTGGAAAAATACCTGGTGTTCAATATTTTGCTACAGATCAAGACCAAAGAGTAGTTCAAGAATCAACAAGCAAGGGATTTAAGATTGGCCCTACTGCTCAAATGGGTATGATGTCTGCTGGATTTATGCTTCCAATGATTGGACAGCAAATGCAACAAAGTACAAATCAACTTTCTAAAGGTATAGGAAATTTCTTAGGATTTTTAACACCAGCGGCAATGCTTTTAGCAGTAATGCCATCAAAACTAGGATTGATGATTGCTGGAATTGTTTTAGCAGGAATGGCAATATATAAAGTCGTTGAAAAATTTAAAGAAATTCAAAAATCTGGTTCTACTTTTGTTAAAGCAATGTATGGATCTGCAGAATCAACTAAGGCGTTTGCTGAAACTTTTGGAAGACAAAGTAATTCTACAAGGCTAGCACAACAACAGGCTGGCTTAATAGACCCACAGGCTACTCAAATAGCAAATCAATATGTCCAGTCTGAAGCAGGTAAAAAATTAATTCAAGATATTAGAACTGCTACAAAATTAGGAGGAGAATCAGTAGATGCTCTTCGTAACCAACTAATAAGACAAGTAGTCTCTGGAATAATTACTCCAGATGAAGCAAAGGCTATTGCAACAGAAATTGGCGTAGAGTTAGGTAATCAGCAAATAGGAATAGACGTTTCTGCTCAAATCACAAAAATAGTGGGTAGAGATGGAAAAAATGTTCTTGACAATCCTATGGAAATTATATCATCTATAATTCCTAAAATAGACGAGCAGGCTATTAAAAAACAATCACAATTTTTATATGAAGAGCAAACAAAAGGATTTGTAGGGGGAATTACTAAATTATTTGATGTAAAATCTTCTCAAGAATATAAAATACAACAAGGACTTATTGCAGAAGCAGCAGTTCAGGCAGCAGCCATTGAAAGAGAAGCAAGAGCAACTGTTACATTAGCCTTACAAGAAAATAAAATATCTGCAGAAGAATATATTAGAACTATAAACAATATGGCACAAAATTCTCCAAGTCAAAAAATTATGGGAAATTTCTTTAACAAAGAAGATGTTAAAAAAGCCATACAAGATTACGATGTGGCGATAAAATCTATACAAGGAAAACCTCAGAATACTACTGCTAATAGAGCGGCAGCAGTTGCTCTTAATAATTTAAACAATGTTATAGGGCCAGTAACTAAAACAATAAATGCTGGCGTAACAGAAGCCTTTAAAAATGCTGGAATTGAATATATTAAATCAGATTTTGATACAGCGATTAATAAGTTAGCCAAGGGTAGTACAGGAATAGCAACTAAATTAAAATCTTTGATACTAAGTGGAGAAATGAGTTTAAATGTTGCTGCTCAAATTGCTGGATTAGACGATAAACAATTAAGCAATTTAGAAGCCAATGCTACAAAGGCAGGCCTAAGTGTTCAGGATTATATGGCTAAGATAGGAAGATTGTCCGATGCAAATCTTCAAGAACAAATAATAAATTTTCAAATTACACAAGATGGAAAAGAAATTGATATAGATAAAGTACAAAGACAGTTAGCCAATATTCTTTCTTTACCGGAATCTGTAAGAACTCAATTACAAATAGATACTGGAAACTTAGACGATGTTATTAAATTTGGAGAAATAGCACCAAAAATAAAATCTAATATAGATGAAGTAAATAAATATTTAAGAAAAACAAACAAAGATATATCAAATAGCAAAGTTCAAACTGAAATTATTGCAAAGTTTGGTGGACCGTATGCTAGCATGCTTGAAACTGTTTTAAAAATGGCTGGAAAACAATTAGATCCTCTTACAATACCAGTATTAATTGGTGCATTAAACGCTGGAGATAAAGAAACCTTAAATCTACTACAACTAGCAACAAATACAAAAGTTCAAAGACCTGGCCAAGGGGCAGATGCACTTGCTAAGTTAGGACTAACTAAAACTACAACAGAAACTTCTCCTACCCCTACAGGCACTGGAGAAAAAAGCCCACTTCAACAAATGAGGGAAGAACTTAAACTTACAAAACAATATCAACAGGCACTTGTGCAACTACAAAAAGACAAAGTATCTCCAATGGCTATAAATTCTATGAGCCAAGAACTAGCCATACAAATTGCTGGTATTAAAAATACAAAAGATAGAAAAAAAGCAGAACAAGAATTTCAACAATTGCTACAAAGAAGAAATGAAATATTAGCAAGTACTATGACAGCAGAAGAAAGACAATTACAAATTGTTGATTTTCAAGATAAAATTTATAGCAGACAACTAACATTAATTGATAGAAGAATAAACTCAAAACAAAGAGAAATTAATCAAGAGCAAGATTTAAATGAAATAAGACAAAAGTCTCTAGATAAAATATCAGAAGAAGAAGAAAAAATTAATGAAGCATATAATAAAAGAGTTGAAGCATTAGACAAGGTTGATAATGCAAACCAAAGAAATGCTTCTAGACAAAAATCAAGAATTAGTTTAGCAACAGCACTTACAAGTGGAGATATTGGGGCTGCAGCACAAGCCGCTGCTGAAATAACATCTCAAGAGGCATTATATAAAATAGAAGATGCTAGAAAAGCCCTAGAGGTTCAAAGAGAAAATGCTATTAAGGCAATAAAGATAACCGTTAATGGCGTATTGATGACAAGAAAAGAAATTGAAGACGCTATCAAAGCATCAAATGAAAGAATATATCAAATAGGTTTAGATATTAAAAAAATAGAAGAAGAAAAAATTCCTATCTTAAGACTACAAGAACAGTTAGCAGATAGCAGATATCAGTTAGAATTAAAAACTTTGGCTGCTACAACATCAATACTTGATCTTTACAAACAAATTGCTGCAGTATTATCTGGCATGGGTGCTTCAGTTCCAGGCTTTGGTAGTGGAGGAACTCCTCAAACACCAGGAAGCGGAACTGGCTCAGAGCCACCAATGGCACAACAAGATAAATACGTAAAAAGAGCAAAACAAATAACTGACGCAATAGATCAACAATTAAAGGGCACACCTAAAGCAAATGCACGTTCAGATTTTAATAGATTTATTAATAATAGTGCTAATAAAGTTTTGAGTGAAGGTGAAAGAGATTTATTAATTAGTAGATATGGACTAAAGATTAATGGAACACGTTATGCAATGGGTGGAATGGTTAACTATAAAGGATCTAAAGAAGCCCCTCCAGCAATTAAAATGGCTTACGGAAGTATGGTTCCAGGAATGGGAAATACTGATAGAGTTCCAGCATTACTAACACCTGGAGAATTTGTAATTAGAAAATCAGTTGCTAATGCTTACATGCCATTGCTAGAACAATTAAATGGAAATATTTATCCAGGAGCAGCAATGCCAAAGGGTAGTGCAAAAAATAATTCTAACCTGTATAATAATAGTTATAGCGTTAATGTTAATGTTGCAGGAACAGATGCCTCACCTGACGAAATAGCAAATGCTGTAATGTCTAAGATTAAACAAGTAGAGTCAAGAAGCCTAAGAGGTGTTAAAGTTGTCTAGTAGTTCATATTTAAACGGCCGCTGGAACTTAAGCAACCTTCCTAAAAGACCACAAGCAATTGCTTGGTCTAAAACATATGGAACAAAAGATACACATTTATCTATTGCTGGAGCAACCACACTTGTTCCAACCGGGGTAGAATATGAAGACTTCATAATACTTACAGATGACAATAGACAGCCAATTCAATACTCTTGTGACAGAATTGAAAATAGAAAAAGAACTATCAATGCTAAGATGCGTTCTTATCATGTAGCAGATAAACTAAGAGTAAGTCTTAATTGGGAAATGATTCCATCAAGAGCATTTAATAAAGATCCTGAGTTTGGAGCAGACGGAAAGCCTGATGCAGCATCCCTAACACAGTACACCTCAGATGGTGGTGCTGGAGCAGAAGAGATGAGACGTTGGTACAACAGTAATCCTGGATCATTCTGGATGATGATTGCTGCTGACAAATATAGCAATATGTTAGATGCAAATGATGACCCACAATTTAATAGACTTAGTGAATACAATGAACTAGTAGAAGTTTATTTTTCATCATTTGATTTGACAGTTGTTAAAAGAGGTAGAAATACTTACGATTTTTGTAATGTGTCTGTAACTCTAGAGGAAGTCTAATGTTTCAAGATAGCGTTTTAAAATCTCATATTGAGCAAAATACTACTCTACAGATTAAATCATTTATAGTAGGGGAATGGAATTTAAATGATTTAGAAAACATATCAGCATCTGGCAATTATAGATATAGACCATTAGGATCTTCTTTTAATAACCTTCCAATAAATTTTAATAATGATGATGCAACATTTATAAATGCATTAGACTCTTCTATTAAGACAGAGTATGTAGTAGAGAATGATGGACAGACTCCTATTTCTTTTGTTACCCCCGAATTATCTAGAAAGTTATATTACAGTTTGGAAGATTGTTTTTTACCATTTAGACCAAGGTCTGGAATTAACAAGGTAGTTCTTAGAAAAAATAAATATATAGATAACATTAGATCTGGAACAAGACCAAGATACTACATGGCTTCTAAATATGACAAGTTTAAATACTGGACATCATACAGAAAAGAAGATAATGTTGAAAGAGGAATATCTTCTCAAACTGAAACTGCACTAGGTTACTACATAGAAGACTCCTGCCCATTTGTGGTTTATAAAGAATCTATGTTTGCTAATAGAGTAGTTGTAAAGATGCAAACCAATTTATCAGATGATGAAAACTCATCCGAGACAGTAAGAATCTATACAGATGAAACTATAAAGAATCCACTTAATGACAGAACAAAGTCTAGCATTCCAAAAGTTTGGTCTATCCAGTATCTTGATGACACTAATACTTGGGTCGATGCAATATCATTTGATGAAAACTCTACTCGTAGAGACGGTAGTGAGATAGTTCCTTGGGACGGATACGTAGAAGCATACTATGGACTTATAGCACCAAATGACTATAGACAATATTTTAACTTTGTAGACTACTTAGATTTACAAACACAATTGCCAGGACTAGACTTCAACAATAATCATGGAGATGCCTATTTAGTCGGGGGTAGTGAAACAAACATGGGAACTCTTTATATATGGAATGACAATAGTAATAGAAAGATATGGGAATCATATACTCCAAACTATGGATTTTCTTTATTACAAGATAGTAATATAAACTATGAAGATACAAAACAAACAGGATTAGCAAGATCTTTGGTAGATCCTAAATATGTAAATACTAACAATGCTAGGATATATAGAGACTTTATAAAATTAAAGGGTTTAAGACTAGTTATTAAAACAATGAACTCTCCAGATAATCCTTTTGATCTAATTGAATTATCGCCAAGAATTAAGGCCGATATGTCAGACTATACACTTGGGTTCAACTTCAACAAAGCAATGGCTAAAAACGACTCAGGAATCCCTGTAGGAGGCCTTGTAGCATCCAATGGGTCAATCACCCTAATGAACTTTGACTCAGCCTTTAGTGAGCAAAATACAGATAGCGTTGTTTCAGATAAACTAAAGAACAATATTAAGTTTGACTTTTATGAAAGAGTTTTAAAGGTAACAGATATAGATGGCCTTAAGTATGATAAGTTTGTTCCATTAAAGAGCCTTTACGCAGAGACCTTTCCAAAGGCAGTAGGTGGGCTTAACGATATCACCATACAATTAAGAGATGCATACTTCAGACTAGAAACATCTGTTGCACCAACTATATTTTTAAAGAACGTAACCCTAACAGCGGCAGTAGCAATACTTCTAGACAACATTGGGTTTAGCAACTATGTATTTAAAGCATTTGAAAATAACTACATCTATGATCCAATCATTCCATATTTTTTTGTAGAGCCAGACGTAAGCGTTGCAGAAGTTCTTGAGAGACTTGCGATATCAACTCAGTCAGCAATGTTTTTTGATGAATACAATAACTTTGTTGTAATGCCAAAAGAATACTTGATGCCTGATCAAGATAAAAGATCAACAGACCTAACTCTATACGGACAAACAACCCCAGAGGTATCTTTAAGTAATCCAACAGCAGATGTGCCGGGTACAAATTATAAACTATCTAACATCTTTGATTTAATAGATGGAGAAACTCCTATTATTAATGATGGACAAATAAACTATACAAATAGATATATTCAAAAGTCACCATCAAGTTTAAGCCAAGCATCATATATAGATGAAGATATAACATATGTATACAAACCAGTCCTTCTTTGGGAAATAGCCCAACAACAATTTCAGATATCTCAAAATGAAGCGGCTTCTTCAGGAGACTATACTCTTTCAGCAGCACCACTAAACTCTAACATACCAGATGTAGAGCCATACGTTGAGTTAAATATTATTAAAAATAACGTAATTGATTTAGGCGAGAACGTTATGTGGTTACAAAAGTTTAATGGATACCTATATGCTAATGGTGAAATAATAAGATACGATGCCATAGAGTACATGGTATACGGCGGGGTAGAAATAACAAATGATCCTTTAATAAGTACAACACCAGTACTATCTAACAAAGTATGGATTACTAATTCAAAGCAATACGAACAATACTTTGGACAATTGCCATTTAATGGAAAAATGTTTAGAACAGGAAATGTAAGAATTTATGTTAAGCCATATTATCAATTAGGTGGTAATGGAACTGTATATAAGAATGGTGCAGTTAAAGAACATGGCAGAGCACAGTTTGGAACAAAAATAACCGATCATAGTGCTGGATTACCAGACTACTGGTCTGACAATACTTACCTTAGAGGTATGAATATGAAATCTGAATATTTATTTAATACCCTAGCACCAATAGAGGTTGACAATAGATATGGTTTTGTTGATACCGTATATCCACAATATGTATCTGGCTCAGCACAAACAGTATTAACAGTTCCAACTTTTCAAGCACTAGGTCAAGCAGTTGGTGTTGATAACGGAACAGCAACTAGATCAAGTAGAAATGGAGTAGTTGCAAACTTTCTAAGACAAACTGTTCCATCAGATGATGTTATTAGATATCAAAAAACAACTTCTGCTGCAACAATACAATCATCAGCATTAGTATTTACTGGACCCAACCCAATGACAACAGGAGTAACTCCTAAAAACTTTGTTACATATATTTATAAAGAAATGACAAATGACTTTAAACATTTTGGAACTAGAATGAGAATTATTGGAAAGCCAGAATCAACAGATGAATTGCAGACAGCAACAAACGCTTCAGAATACTATATCGTAGAGGACGCAATTGTTTCAGGTGGCTCTGGTGGTTTAGGTGTCATGGTAAACCCAACAACAAACTACGGATACTATTTTGAAATATGTGCTTTAACAGGAAGTAACTTGCAAGACTACAATGTATCAACTACAAATGGTCAGGACACAGTATTAGAAAATGTTATGTTTTACAAAGTAGTACCAGGAACAATAGGCTCAGATGTACACCAGGCAATCCCTAAAAAGTTATGGGGAGGGCTGTCACAAATATTGGTTGACGATGGGGGCTTTGTTGGACAAGACAGACTTATGAATATTGAAAATCCTACAGTATACGATTTAGCAGTGGAGTATGAAAACATTGGAACTACTAGAAGGTTCTATTTATACATAAACAATAAATTGGTGGCAATTGTTGACGATGCAGAGCCATTGCCAGTATATAACAACGCAGCCTTGTTTGTTAGAGGATCTTCAAAATGCATGTTTGAAAACATCTATGCATTAAAAAATCTACAAAGCCAACAAACAAATACTGCGGTAATTAAAGAAATAGATCAAACATTTTATAATAATCAAATAACTTCTTCAGATGCATTAAGAAGATATGCAGTATCTGGATTAGTAAAAGGATCATATCTATCCAATATAGGAATAGATAGTCCTACAAAATATGATATCTACTTTGAAGAATTTGGAACTATTATGAGAGAGTGTGCATACTTTAATATCAAGTATGATCAAGCATATCCGGCATTCATTGCACAAATAGCAAAGACCTTTAGTAGTGAAAGATCGTTTACCATATCTGGATTTAGGGCTGGATCATATGGAGCAGAGTTCTTAATCTTTAACTCTACAGACAAGACAATAGTCTTGGGAGAAAACTCTTCTAACTATCTAAAGATTCACGGCATCACCTTTACTCAAAGCACAAGTCACACACTATCTGTAGATGAATTTGTTAAAGATAATTCTACGGTATATAGCGATAAATATGTTGACAGAACTATATTTTCTCCTATAAGTGCAGAACAGTTATATCAAGACATAAGACTCAGCAGATCAAAGTATGGCAAAAAAGGATTTTCATTAGAATCAATATACATTCAAAATAAAGATGAGGCAGAATCTTTGATGTCTTGGATTATACAAAAAACATTAAGACAAAGAAAAGACATTGCCGCTTCCGTATTTGGTGCATCTACGATACAATTAGGAGACATAGTATCAATAGACTATGTAATGCCAAGTGGTCATAGGTTTGTAGATAAGGATAAAAAGTTTGTTGTTTACGAAATGGAGTACTCGTCAGCATCGGGTGGACCAGAAACTAAGTTAAGGATGGTTGAAGTATAATGGCAGATCCAGTAAAGATTCCGACAAGAGACGTTGTAGTTAATTTAGACGATCCAGGGGTTGACGTTGCACAAATACAAAACCTTCTTTTTGAAAACCTATCATCTTTAGAATTAACAAAGTTTACCAAACATGACACGGTAGAAGGAATAAATCCTTTCTACAATGTTATATCTAATCTATCTTCAATCAATAGAGAGTTTGATCCTATCAGTCTATTGTCTGCTACAAAATCAAGCAATTCATTATTTGACGTATATGGAATAGATCTTATAAATAGGCTGCCAGAAGATGGAAACTATGCTTATATTGAAAATGGAAACATAGTTATTAATTTAAATAATATGGGTATAAATGAATCTTTAGAAATTGAAATAGACACTAGTGGTACAATTTATAGGGTAAGGTCTTAATATGATAACTAATAATGGTAAACAGATTATAGCAAAATACCTGCTTGGGCAGGCACCAGAGTTTGCTGCATATCTTGCTGCGGGTTCTGGCAATGTGCCATTTACTCAAGCAAATGCTGCCTCACCTTACTATGATGCAGCAAGAAAAAATTTAGATTTTGAAATGTTTAGGGTTCCTATATTGTCTAAAGGATTTGTTAGAGAAAATGGGGTAGACAAAATTGTCTTTAAAGCAGAAATGCCATCTGACCAAAGATATCAAATTACAGAAGTTGGAGTATTTCCAGCAATAAGAAACTCAATAGCAAATCAATATGATAGCAAACTCCTAATAACTTTTTCAACAGCAGAGTCTTGGCTATATAACTTTACCTCAGCCAGCGTCACATCAGCATCTGCCGTAGCAGAAGTTGTTGCACTTGATAATGGAAATACTAGTACAACAGATATTAATGTTTCTGATAAAATCTTTTACTTTAATGCCAATGATAGAATTTTTAATGATACCAATAGAAAAAATAAACATGAGCCTTCAAGATTTTTAAACAAGGCATTAATGGTTAGAGGAGACAGTTCTTCATATTCAATTGAAAACTCTACATTTAATTTTGACCTTAGCCAAAACTTACCTCAAGATAAGATTAGACTTGCTATGTCATTAGTAAATAAAACTGCTAATTCAAACTCAATTCCAGCAACAACTACAATTAAAATAGACTTTATTAATAATGTAGGATCTAGACCAAAGGCTACCTTTACAAAAAATCTTGTTCAAAATGATTTTAATGTTACAACTAGTAGTGGAGTTCTTCCTACTAGATATAAAATTTTAGATATACCTTTAGGAAGTTTTACAAAAGATACAGACTTTTCCTGGGGTCAAATAAACTTAATAAAAATTACAGCATTTGTTACCAGTGGCAATGGGACCGATAATCAGTACTACATATCTTTTGATGGAATGAGACTAGAAAACGAAAGCACATCAAATCCTTTATACTCACTAGTTGGATATAATGTTGCAAGAACTTCAAATGGATATCCAATTATTAAAGTTGAGAACACTAACAACTATATTGAATATAGATTTGGAGTAAGTGTTTCCTAATGGCAAAATTTATAGTCCCATTAGACCAACTTCCACCTCCAGCCTCAGACGGTACTCAAAAATTTAGATTTAGAATTATTACAGAAGATAAGAACGTTATATCATATTGGTCTCCTATATTTAAAATAATCAACAATAGTCAAATAGTTTATAGCAATGAAAATCAACAAGGCTTTATTGCTTTCTCAGCAAGTGCAATATATGATAGTAGAAACGATGCAATATCAGTTACACTTGATTCTCCAGGAACAGACTACAGTGAGTTTATAAAAAATTATGATATTTTTGTTAAATGGGACGGTTCATCATATGATTTCTATAATAGGATGAATGCAAACGGAATTAGCATTTCAAATAGCGGTAGTGCTACCGTTAGGATTAAAGGACAGTATCCATCACAATATATTGATGGAGAGCCAGTTGAAACTCAATCTTTAAAAATATTTGAAACAAGTATTTTAAACTTAATTGATCTAAGAGATACGGCATCACTTTCAGCATCAGTAACAAACATAAGTGCTAGCGTAACTCAAATTAATCAAAATGTTGCAGACGTAGAAGGACTCATCTACGCCCTATCGTGATATACTGGAGGTATTATGGGTGCTTTATCATTACCAGAACGTGGCCAACCACTAGACGTTAATATCATTTATGATATAACAGAACAGGTCAATACTTTAACCAATGCTCTTACCGTAAAGGCTAGTAGCAGTTCTCAGGTTAATAAAGACACTGGATCGGTTGGAACATCAAGTCTTAAGTTTTATGCAGAAACCAAGCCACTTGTTGCTACAAGCGTTAGCGGTGGACAAACAGAAGAGTTTACAATAAGTTATCCAACTAATTACAAATATACTCCAGTAGTAACTGTGACGGTATTGAATAATACTGGGTCTAATGCTGGTAATAACGTTACTATTGTTTTAACTAATATAACAACAAGTTTGGCCAAGGGTATTGTAAGATACAATGAGGCTGGAACAGTTAACCTAAGTGTTAATTCTATTGTTGTAGGCCTACCTCAGTAAAATATGGTATACTGACTTGATTAATAGAATGGCAAATTATGTTGAAATGCACTAAGTGTAGTGGAAAAATGTTCGTTGATAGGGTATTTTCATCCCACGATCATTTAGAATTATATTGTCTTATATGTGGAAAGCGAGATATGTATCATAACCCTCAAAAATATGGTAAAACAATACAATGGATAATGCAGCAGGAAAGAGAAAGAGCAAAAAAGAATGGCAGTCATCTGTAAAACCTAGCAGTATTATATTTTTTATAAATGGCGATCTGGTAAGACTTATACATTCTAATAGAGCATCAAATATTTGTACTATATATAACTATATACAAGATAAAGAACAGAGTATGATCTTGTCTGATTTTAAAAAACATAGAAAAAAAGCATATACATTTATGAGTATAACTAAAATATTTGCAAGATCTAGAGTACAGTTTGAAAGAATGATAAAGAGTGAAATTATTTTGCCCCCAACAGGTGCAGTTCCAGGTGGGAAAAGAGTTTGGCAAAAGATGTCCTACTATTCAGAAGAAGATTTATTTATGATTCGTGAGGCAATGTCTCATATTCATTCAGGAAGGCCAAGAAAGGATGGAAGGATTACTCCTAGAAAAAATATTCCTACTGAAAAAGAGTTGCGTTCTTTGATAGGAGATGCTATTATGTTATATACGCAAAATAAAAATGGGGAATTTATCCCTGTTTGGGCAGAAGAAACGTGGTGAATTATGTCTGACAAAACAACAGTATCAGTAACTCTTGGCTATACTTTAAACCTTGGTAATTTTCAAAGTCTAAGAGTAGATCTTGGATGCACAGATTTCTTAAGAGATGGCGAAACAATGGATTCAGCAATGGATCGTGTTTATAAATTTGTTGAAGATCAAGTTGTAGCCAAAGTAGATGAGGCTAAGAAAGAACTAGAATAGTGATTAGCAAGCAAGAAAAATTTGCACTTCTTACTAAGTTTAGAAAACGTCTAAAAGATAAAGGTTTAGACGACACGATGAATATGCACGTAGAACAGTGGGTTGCTGATTCATTGATCCAGTCTTACACTTTACAAGGCTGTTATGATTTGATAGAATATTACTTTGTAGTAAGTGCAAGTCCAACATGGAAGTGGTTTGCATATAATGCAAATAAAATATATTCAGCAAAGAAGTTAAAAGAAGAAGACGACAGGGTTCGTGCAATAATGCGTGAACAAGCGAAAGAGTGGTTAAAGTAGTGTCTGCAGAATTAGAAGCCAAAGTACTTTCAGCGGTATTGAAAGATAAACAACTACATGTATTATTACAAGCAAATCCAGATAGTTTATTTAGAACTCATAAAGATGTATGGGAATTCATAAAACAATATAGTGAACAAAATTCTGTAGTTCCATCAATACCTTTGGTAGTAGAAAAATTTAGAGACTTTGATCCTGTTGGAGAAATAGGAAATACTAAGCATCATTTAGAAGAACTAAGAACTTCGTACTTGCAAGACAGTCTAAGCAATGTCTTGATGTCTACAGCAAAACAATTACAAGATAATAAACCAAATGATGCTTTAAATAACTTAATTAGTAAAACTTCAGAATTAAAAAAGATCACTGCTAACATTAGAGATGTTGATGCTACAGACATAGAAGATGCAATAGCACACTTTCAGCATGTTAAAGAATTAAACGAAAAGGGGAATTATGGTATTAAAACAGGTCTTGCTGGGTTTGACAACTATCTTCCTGCTGGAATTACTCCTGGTCAGTTTGGTATTCTTCTTGCCTATCCTGCTATTGGTAAATCTTGGCTTGCACTTTTTATGGCTGTACAAGCATGGAAGAACGGAAGAAAGCCACTAGTTATATCTCTTGAAATGACAGAGACAGAGGTTAGAAATCGTGTCTATACTATTATGGGTCAAGGAATGTTTTCACATAGAAAACTTACATCCGGACAAGTAGACGAAGAATCATTTAATATTTGGGGTAAGCAACATTTATCTAACATGCCACCATTTCATATTGTTTCGAATGACGGTATAGGAGAATTATCTACTTCTGTATTAAGAGGAAAGATAGATCAATACTCTCCAGATATTGTATTTGTTGATTATATTCAATTGATGCAATCAAATACGCCAACAGACAATGAAGTTGTAAAAATTAAAAGTATTTCTAGAGAACTAAAAGTTCTTTCTATATCTGCACAGGTTCCTATTGTTGCAATTGCATCAGCAACTCCAGACGATGCTACAGATATGAATAGCGTTCCATCACTAGGTCAGGTAGCATGGTCAAAACAATTAGCATATGATGCAGACTGGGTGCTAGCATTAGGTCGTGCACAAGGTACAACAATCCTAGAGTGTGCCTTTAGAAAGAATAGACACGGCTTCTCTGGAGACTTTATGATAGATGTTGACTTTGATTCCGGTAGATTTATATACAAAGACTTTGAGGATAAATCTTAATCTAAGTATATAATTATTATATGTATAACCATAAATCAATTAAAAAATTTGATCTAGAAGGCGAGATCTACGATGATTCTCAAATTATTAGATTAAAAGAGCAATACATCCTTATGCTTGAGTCTGCTATGAGAAGTAGTGGATACGTTCCTAGGTATGATGTTGACACAGACTTTACATTGTTATATAATGGTAAAGCATTTCAATTTAGACTATCAGTATATGGGGTATACGTTGGCAAGGATAGAGCAAAGTGTATAGCAGGAATAGACAAGAACACCGCGATAATGTTACCTATTACTCAGAAGAGCAAGTCAAGCGAAGTCTTGTAACTGCTGGCGTTGACATACAGTACGAATTAGATAATGACTTAATGATTTTTTGTCCCTTTCATAATAATTATAGATCTCCAGCAGGAGAGGTATCTAAAGAAACAGGAATATTTTGGTGTTTCTCATGTCAAGAATCTAAAACTTTAGTAGAAGTAATTATGCATATAAGCAAGAGATCTTATTTTGAAGCAATGAGATTAATAGATTCAAAAGCAGACACTAGAAATTTAGTTGATCAATTAAGTGGTAGTCTAGAAAAGAAGGTAATGTTTAAGCAGTATTCATTAGAGTCTATAGAACAGTTACATAAAAATGTGTTTGAAAGCGAAAGAGCAATTAAGTATTATTCTAATAGAAACATTACTAAAGAAAGCGTTGAGAAGTATAAACTAGGATACTCTTTAAGTCAAGACATGGTTACTATCCCTGTTCATTCTCCAGATGGAACCTGCATAGGTTTTGTGGGTAGATCAATAGAGGGAAAGGTATTTAAAAATACACAGGATCTGCCAAAGAGTAAAACCCTATTTAATCTATGGAGAAACAAAAGAGTAGATAAGATATTTGTTGTTGAGTCTTCATTCGATGCTATTAGACTAGAGCAGATAGGAGTTCATGCAGTTGCTACTTTAGGTGCAACGATATCAAAAGAACAAAGAAAACTATTAAAGCAGTATTTTAATCAAATAGTTGCATTAGGAGATAATGATGATGCTGGAACAAATATGTCTAATAAATTAATTACAGATCTTGGAACAGAAAAATGTGTGGTGGCTAAACTTCCAGAAGGCGTAAAAGATGTGTCTGAATTGTCTGATAATCAATTAAAAGAATTTGTAGCAAGATTTGACAACATAGTGCTGTCAATGCTACAATAAGGTAAGTCCATTTACAGGACAAATACTAAGGAGAAATATGGCAATTATAAAAGGACTCAAGAATATAGAAGCAATTCTTGATAGAACTAAAATGGAAAATAGTGGTGCCAAAGTTAATTGGCTTAAGATAGATGATGGACAAAGTGTACAAATTCGCTTTGTAAGTGAACTAGATGCAGACTCACCAAGTTATGAAGAAAAACGTGGTCTTGCAATTGTTCTAAGTGAACATACTAATCCAGAAGACTATAAGAGAAAAGCAGCATGCACTACTGATACTCAAGGTCGTTGTTTTGGTTGTGAAATGTATCGCAAAGAACCAAAGAGCGGATGGAGAGCACGTCTTCGTTTTTATTGCAACGTATTAGTTGACAATGGAACGGATGAGCCAAAGGTTGCAGTTTGGAGTATGGGTGTTAGCAAAACTGCTACATTCAGTACTATTCGTGAATTTGCAGCAGACTCAAGTAGCCTAAGCAACATGGTCTGGAAATTAAAAAGAAATGGAAAGGGTACTGAAACAACATACATCCTTCTTCCAGGAAAACAAGATCCAGAATCATTTAACTGGGGATCACATGAAGCCTTTGATTTAGATAAGGTTATTCGTGAACTTCCTTACGCAGAGCAAGAAGCGTTTTATTTAGGGTTTAATAACCCAACCACATCTGCAGCAGCAGAGTGGTAAACAGAAAATAATCTGAAAGGCTATGGCTTGAATTACGTTCCATTACACGTTCATACACACTATTCATTAATGGATGGTGTTGCAACTCCAGAAGAGTATTGCAAACGTGCAAAAGAAAACGGTATGACAGCCATAGCCATTACAGATCACGGTGCACTATCTGGACATCGTCCAATGTATCGTGCAGCAAAAGCCCAGGGTATAAAGCCAATTCTTGGTATAGAAGGCTATATGACTCATGATAGATTTGATAAAAGAGATAAGTCTGAAAGAAATGGTCCTTTAGATTTAACATATAATCATATTGTTATTCTTGCTAAAAACCAACAAGGATTAGAAAATTTAAATAGACTAAATGAAATAGCATGGACAGAAGGATTTTATAAAAAACCTAGAATTGATTTTGAAATATTAGAAAAATATAAAGATGGACTAATTGTTTTATCAGCATGCATGTCTGGCTTTATTGCAAAAGCATTAGAGAATAAAGAATATGCAGAAGCCAAAAGAATTTTAAAGTGGTTTAAAGATGTATTTAAAGATGATTTTTATGTAGAGGTTATGCCACATAACTCTAGAGAGTTGAACAATGAATTGTTAGAAATTGCAGACAGCATGGAGATTAAATCAGTTGTTACTCCAGATTGTCATCATTCTACGGTTGATCAAAAAGTTGTACAAGAAATTATGTTGTTATTAAATACTCATGCTAAGTTAGATAAGCAAGCCAAGTTTGATAAGTCTCAAAAGATAGATGACATGATGAAGCGTTTAGATTATCTTTATGGACCAGATAGACAAATGTCATTTAGATCTTTTGATATCCACTTGCTTTCATATGAAGAAATGAAACAACAGATGAATATGCAGGGTATTAAGAGAGAAGATATCTATACTAACTCATTAGATATAGCAGACAAGATAGAAGAATATGATATTAAATCTGGATTAGACTTGCTACCTACAAAAATAGATGATCCACATATGGGTCTTGTTGATTTAGCAATAAAGGGAATGGTAGAAAAAGGACTATATGATATTCCAGAATATAAAGAAAGAATGCAAGAAGAACTAGATATTATTAGAGATAAAAATTTTTCACCCTATTTTTTAATTGTTTCTAATATGCTTAACTGGGCCAAGTCTCAAGGCATACTAGTTGGTCCAGGTCGCGGATCAGCGGCTGGCTCATTAGTTTGCTACGTGCTTGGAATCACAGATGTAGATCCAATTAAATACGGCCTACTTTTTTTTAGATTCGTAAACCCAGACCGTAATGACTTTCCAGATATTGATTCAGATATTGCAGACAATAGACGCGATGAGGTCAAAGCGTATCTTGAGGCAGAATATAAAAACGTTGCATCTATTGCTACATTCTTAGAATTCAAGGGTAAAGGTATTGTTAGAGATGTTTCTAGAGCATTCAACGTTCCATTATCAGACGTAAATAAAGTATTAAAAAATGTTGATGACTGGGATGACTTTACAACAAGCAAGTCAGCACAATGGTTTAGAATGAAATATCCAGAAGTTGTTAAGTACGGAGAGCAGTTACGTGGGAGAATACGTGGAACTGGTATTCATGCTGCTGGAGTGGTTACAGCAAAAGAACCTATTTTTAAATATGCACCATTAGAAACAAGAGTTGCACCCGGAACAAAGGATCGCATACCGGTAGTCGCAGTAGACATGAACGAAGCAGCAGATATTGGACTTATCAAGTTAGATGTTCTTGGATTAAAAACTTTGACTGTAATTGATGAAACAATTAAGTCTATTAAGAAAAGACACAAGATAGATATTAAGTTAAACAGTATTGATTTAAATGATAAGAAAGTTTATGAAATGCTTTCTGATGGTAGAACCAAGGGAGTATTTCAATGCGAAGCAACTCCATATACAAATCTTCTTGTTAAAATGGGAGTATCTAATCTAGATGAACTTGCTGCATCAAATGCTTTAGTAAGACCAGGTGCAATGAACACTATTGGTAAAACATATCTTTCTAGAAAAACTGGTAAAACAATAACAGAGTATGTTCATCCTATTATGCAAGAATACACAAAAGATACTTATGGATGCGTTCTGTATCAGGAACAAGTTATGCAGGCTTGTGTACATCTTGGTGGAATGACAATGTCAGAAGCAGACAAGGTTCGTAAAATTATTGGAAAGAAAAAAGATGCAAAAGAATTTGATGAGTTTAAGGATAGATTTGTTGTTGGTGCATCCAAACACGTTACACCATTTAAGGCAGAGGCATTGTGGCACGATTTTGAGGCTCATGCGGGTTACTCGTTTAATAAATCACATGCAGTAGCATACTCAATGTTGTCTTACTGGACTGCTTGGTTAAAATATTACTACCCAATTGAATTTATGTATTGTTTATTAAGAAACGAGCAAGACAAAGATGCAAGAACTGAGTATTTAATTGAAGCAAAAAGAATGGGTATCGCAATAAGATTGCCACACGTTAATGAGTCTGAATCAGATTTTACAATAGAAGGAAAAGGTATTCGTGTTGGACTATCATCTATAAAGTGGATATCAGATGGAGTATCTTCAAAGATCATGGCCTATAGACCATATAAAACATATCAAGAATTTTCTTCTCTTGCTTCTAAAAAAGGCAGTGGGATTAATGTTAGAGCAGTTCAAGCACTAAACGCAATAGGAGCATTAGCATTTCCAGATAACCTTAGACAAGAAAGTGTGGTTAAAGAAAACTTGTATGAATATTTAAACCTACCAGAATTTACAACTAGCGTTCCACCTCACTACTACGCATATATAGATGACATTGAGGATTTTGATGAAACCAATGTTCACATTATTATGGGTGTAGTTAAAAACATTAAAAGAGGTAAGGGCTGGTCAAGGATAGAAATCATGGATGCCACAGGAATGCTTGGAGTATTTGATGACGAAGAAACTAGAATTGAGCAGGGAAAGACATATCTGTTCTTAGTTGGTGCTAATAGGATTAGTGAAGCAATCATAGTAGATGAGATTAAAAACTTTGGTAAAAATAGTTTAGTTAAATTTTTAAATTACAAGTCTTTGCCGTATAGCGGAGAAGAGTATTATGTGCTATCATTTAAACCTAGAGTAACTAAGGCTGGAAAGAAAATGGCTCATATGATTGTTGTTAATTCTGATCGTGAAATGAAACCTATTATAGTTTTTCCTAGACAATTTTCTGAAGGCTATATGAAGTGTGAGCCAGGAACTGTATCCAAAATGACATTTGGAAAATCAGAAGATGGTTCCTTAATACTGAATGAGGTAGTTAAATAATGTCAATAAAGATAGAAGAGTTCTTATCACAACTAGATCCTAGTTTAAGAAAAAGATTAAGCAACGCTACAGACGTTGAGGTTATAAAGCAAAAGACACCAAGCATAAGTCTTAACAATGCACTAAAGGGTGGGTTTGCATACGGAAGACAAGTATTGGTTTGGGGCAATAAGTCTGCAGGCAAGTCATCATTTTGTTTACAGATGATTGGAGAAGCACAAAAAGAAGGAAAGTTATGTGCATGGATAGATGCAGAGCAATCATTTGATCCAGAGTGGGCTAAAAAACTTGGGGTAGACACAGATAAATTAGTATACTCTGCTGCTAAAACTATTAATGATATGGTAGATGTTGCTACTCAACTAATGAAAGCAAAGATAGATATCATAGTAGTAGACTCTATATCTGCATTGCTACCTGCTATTTATTTTGAAAAAGATTCTAATGAACTAAAGGCTTTAGAGAACACTAAGCAAATTGGTGCTGAGGCAAAAGATATGACCAACGCTGTTAAGATGCTTAACTATGCTAATAATCAAGATGGTCAAACACTTTTAGTATTAATATCACAATTAAGAAATAATATTGGTGCAATGTATGCATCTCATATGCCAACAGGTGGATTAGCAGTTAAGTTTTTCTCTAGCACCGTAGTAAAACTATGGTCAAGTGATTCTGATAACAACGCATTAAAGTCAAAGATTACAGTAGGAGATAAATTAATTGAAGGCAAGGTTGGAAGAAAAGTTAACTGGCATATTGACTTCAATAAGACTGGGCCAGGATTCCTTGCAGGAGAATATGATTTTTATTTTGATGGAGATACCATTGGAGTGGATAAGGTAGCAGACCTTGTAGATACCGCAGAACTTATAGGAACCATTGAAAAGGGTGGTGCCTGGTATACAGTTCTAGGTGAGAGATTACAGGGTAGAGCAAAAGTAATTGAATACCTAAAAGAAAACCCAGAGAAACTAAAAGAACTTGAATCAACAATTAAATAATAAATATACCTTATATCCTGGTAAATTTGTTTGTCATACATGTAAAGCAATAGCAGCAACAGCAAGAATGTATAAAGAAACACAAGAGTTAACGTGGATGTGTGCTGAAAAGCATTTATCTAAAGTTAGTTTTAACATAAAGGGGTATTGATGAGTGAGCGTTCAGAACTAAAACGTATTGGTGCTAAGCCTCATGTCAATTCAGGTAGAGGACCAGTCAAGGCTGACGGATCGTTGGATGACTTCGTTGTAGATGTCAAAGAATATTCTAAATCCTACTCTGTCAGCCAAGACTCTTGGGCTAAGATTGTCTCAGATACAATGAAGGTAGATAGAAAAAAAGATCCAGTATTGATGGTAGTGCTTGGATCAGGGCACAAAAAGGTAAGACTTGCTATAATTGAGTGGGAAGTATTTGAACAGTTAAGAGAGAAGCAATGATGGAACCAACGGTAGAGTTACTTAATAAACTAACATCTTTTAATGAGATGTCTGAATATATGCAAGATGAAGAGTTTGAAAAAACACTTGGTATAGTTGCAAAGTTAATAGTTAATCCAGACGTTCCAGCAGCAAAAGCAACCCTGCTAATTACACAATTACAAGCCTACTCTGCAAAATTTGCAATGATGGCTGCATGGTACTCACATGTAAAGAAAGACGATAGGGCTAAAAAGAATATGTACTATGCAATTAGAGAAGCAACAGATAAACTTGTTGACGCACTTAAATATAGTGTAAGGAACTTTTAATGACAAAGGGATTAGTAAATAAGATGGTCAAGAAAAAAGAACCAACTATGGATTTAAGTAAGATTGCAGATCATATTCATGAAGGACACATGAAGGTGTCTAGCAAGGCTGGCTTTATGAAAAAGAAAACATTTAGTCCATCAACATTAGTTTTTGGCAATGGTCATTGTGCAAGATATTGGTACTTAGCATTTGAAGGTAACGAGTGGGAAGAAAAGAATACAGGTATTAATTATGCCAACATGAATACAGGATCTAGTAGTCATGAAAGAATTCAAGGTGCTTTAGAGGCTCAAGGAATTCTTGAGTGGAGTGAGCAACAGATAGTTAATGAAGATCCACCAATCTTTGGATATGCTGACGCTATGGTGAAGTTGGAAGAAAGATTAGTTCTTCTTGAAATTAAAACAACAAAGAACGAGGCTTTTGAATATCATAAAGCAAAGGGTACTGCTAGTTTATATCATATAGAACAACTATTAATTTATATGAAGATACTAAAGCAACAAGTAGGTGCAATTGTTTATGAGAATAAGAATACTCATGAAATATTAGTTATACCAGTAGTGGCAAATGAAGACTATGTTAAGTTTATAGACTACTTCTTTGACTGGATGCGTAAGGTTAAAAAAGCATTTGACGATAAAGAATTACCAGAAAGAGGATATAGAAAAGATTCTAAGGTATGCAAGTCTTGTCCTATAGAAAAAGTATGTGACTCTAGGGATAAAGGTGTAATAAAGATAGAAAGAAGGAAAGAACTTGAATGATAAAAT